ATTGATTTCTCTTTGCACCCCGTCTCTGTTTGGAAAAAGACAGTTATGGTTTGCATACAATCGTTCTTTATCAGTTTCATAACAAATTCCTTCCTTTATTATGTACTATTCAGAATAACTATTTTTGAAACTTTTTTATGTAGCAAACACTTTATTTTGTGTTACTAAGGTTGTGGCTGCCACATGAGGAGGGAGGGGAGCATGGGGAGCAATAGCATCACCAATTAGTGAAGCATTGTATCCCTCAATAAATACTCTAGAGGCCCCTGGACCTAGAATCGAGCCACCTGCTGTATCTATACCGACTCTAGAAGCACCTTTGCCTTGAATGAAAACTTTGCTACTTCCAGTTTGAGGATGTCCACAGGTACTAGCAGTTCCTTGATCTGATATTAATTTTGCCATCAAGTAACCTCAATTTTAAATTCTTCAATCTCGCCCGTAGAGGTGACGAGAAACTTTGGACTTGGAATGTAAGTTCTTAGAACTATGTTCATAGTTTTCTTAATAACTCTATCTTCCTTATCCGAAGCTGTCATAGATCCGACTGCTTCTTCGGATTGTAAAAATGCTTTTGCTAAAGTTGAATACTCTGTTGGCACATTCATTTCTGGATTAAACTTAAGACGAACTTGCTCTAAAATCTGATCCATATCGGACATGTATTTACACCAAATATTGAGCTGATAACTAATATTTACAGGTCTTGGAGCTAGGCTAAGAATTCTTATAGCCCGATGTTTCTCCTCGTCCCAATACTTTTCGTGAACTAAAACACTTTCGTAGCGCCTACGTTCGTCATCATTATCCGAGACAGTTTGAGCAATAGATAGCATTGGAAGAATTATGCTATTCTCTTGCTTAAGTTTAGCGACGGCACGTTCAGCGTTACCATGAATACATTTGATGTCTACAAATTTATCTTCAGCATCAAAATATCCAATGTCATTAAAAGATGCTATCATGGATCTAAGTGACTCGCGATAAATAAAAGAAATATTAGATTTTGCTTGAGTCATCTTAAAGATCTTAGCACGGACATCACCTTCTCTTGTAGGATACTTGTCACTTCTACTTTCTATAGCAGAAGACTCCCAAGATACATTCAGATCTTCATTATTTGTAAAATCAAATTCAGCCATCTATTCCTGCGTATCCTCCAATATCATCACTGACATCGGTAAGTGGGGTGTCCTGAACTGTATCAGAATCGCGGAGGAGTTTAGCAGAGCAAACCAAATGGTAAACACCATAGGCTTCGAAGCTATCCTCAACCACCTCAAAAATTTCATACTTTTGTTCCTGGAACATAGGCTTGATTACGTCACCAGGAATAACAGACCTACCAAGCTTACGTTCAATGTAGCTTTTATTGAAGGTAAATAGCTGATCGTTTGTAAGCTCGATACCAAACTGAGTTAGCTCCTCACTCATCGCTACAGGGTCGTAGTGTCCGTGAACAGTGATTGGGACTTTTGCTACTGGCTTACTACGGGACTCCATGTAAACCTCATCAAATTCATCAGTCTGGTAGTATTTGTAGAATAAAAACTTAGAACCAGCTAGACGAATCAGCTCATCATCTACAAGGTTAAACAGATTTATATCAGGATTTTCCTGATCAAATAGGTTAAGAAGCTCCTCACCCCCATCTAAATCAGGGAGTTGAGGAAGCTTCGTAGTTACCTTGTAGTTCTTATGGCTCATTCTTCTTCACGCTCTTTGGGTCCAGCTAATTTATTTTTTAGCTTGTTTTTAGCAGTTTTAATAGCAATGTCTTTAGCAATTTCATCAACACGATGACCGAGAGCCTCAGCCATGAGAATCCCCATGTGCTTGTAGACAGTGTGGGAATCCTCCCTTGCTCTTAATTTATCTCCGTGTTTAGCCATTAGACGGTCTTTAAGATGCTTCTGACCTTTCTCGGTGCTATGAGTCTGAGTAGTCCCGTCAGGATTTACTATTTCTCGCCTGGAGCCTCTAACTCTTCTCCTCCCCCTCTCATCGCCAGAAACTCTTGGTACATTTGAACCAGGATCATTAGAAGGTCTTGAGCTATGACCTGGAAGTTCGTCTTGTCGAGTTCCATGCTGCTCTTTTCTTCTTTGTTCAGCAGCTTCAGGAGATAAAGCTCTCCCCATAGCTATATTCTTTCTTCTATTATTTTCTCTATTACGCTCATTTAATAGCTCATTAACACGATTTATATAATTCATTTTAGTTTCTTCTACACCTTCAATGGTGCCTTTGTTTTTAGAGGCATAGAAAACTTCTTTGCCCTTTTGTTTACCATACTGCTTCACCATGGCAGCCATTATCTTTTTTCCTTTAGATGTTAATGGCATTAGAACATTGTGAACGCAGGAGGTTCTTCAATTTCAGATAGAAGCTCTTCTTTGAGCTTTTCTTTTTCTTGCTCACTCTGCTGAGTAAGAGCAGCACCATTTAACGATGCACCACCTCCAGGAGAGGGTAGTGAGGAATACTTACCTCTTATCTCACCAAGGATACCTTTGGAGACTGCAAGAGCGTAGCGTTGAATCCAGTTCTTGTAGTAAGGGTGCATGGTCGCTGTATCTAGACCACGGTAAACCAGGATAACTGTTTCCCCATTTCTAGATGGAGTTGGGTATAGCTGAAGGATGTTTCCGTTGATGATATCCCAAGAGCCTTCTTGGCTAAGGATTTTACGGATCATCTCTAAGTGTGTTTGTAGCAGGTAGAAATCAGATACAGCAAAGTTGCTGAACAGGAAGTTGTCTTGGAAGTATTTAATAAAGAAATCATACTCCAAAGTCCCCGCCATGTTCTGAATACTAAGCAGGGACTTCTTGTAAGCACAGTAAGTAAGACCGTGAGCGATATGCATTGGCAGCATGTAAGCATTCACTCCACCAGAGGTCTCAAATGCAGCTATCTGAGTACACCAAAAAGGTGCGTGATAGTCTAGATGTGTGATTGATTCATCAATAGCTGTCTTGACCTGAAAATCAGTAAGCTCTACTCTGATTACAGGATATCCCAGCCTACCTAAGATGTAATCCTTGATCGTCTGTTCGAACTGGTTAAGTTCAATCCCATCTTCAAATGTACTAATGTTGAGTTTAGTCGTGTCAATAGCAGTTGAATAAATGTCTGTATCCCCAAGGTTCCTACCTGCGTAGGTTCCAAAGGTATCACCATAACCTAACAGTCTAGGATCTACTTTGGGTGCTGCTGCCATCTAAACTCTCCGTTTTCTTTTTTGAAGGTCGCCCAGCTTTCTTGGGCTCAGAGACTAATTCCAAATATCTAGATTCTACAGGGCCTTTTGATTCAAAAAGCTCTGATGGTCTAATTTCAACCACTTCCCCATCAATGTGAAGAAGCATGTTCCAACGACACTTGCTTCTGTATTTATGCATAATATTTCTAACTTATATAGGAAAGAAAGAGGGCCAGAGGAACAAAAAACCTCTGGCCCTCAAGAGTTTGATTACCTAGTCAGATCAGCTTACTGCGCCGTTAAGAACTTTAGTGTTCCGTGCGAATGGGCTGAAGAGGTAGTTGGCAGTTGGGCCAATGATACGGATGATGCGGTAGAACCTGTTCATAGGCTCAATCTGGACCTTACCGTAACGGGTAAGGATACCCTTCCTGGGCTGGAAGGACTCAGGATCCGTAATAGTTGGAAGCTGCTGGAGTGGGATGTATGGAGCGTAGATGTAACCAGCGTCCATAGCGTTCGCACCCTTGTAACCAACCATAATTTCGTCAGTTGGGTACATTGGGTCAACATATAGATCGTAGCGACCCATAAACTTGCCCTTGTACTCAATTGAGTTACCACCGATGTTGGTGGGGCCATCGGCAGGCTGAACACCACCCTCAAGCTTTGCGGCACTCTCAAGTAGAGAGGCTACAAGGGGAGAGGTGAGGAGCCAGTTGCCAGGACCACGCATGGTGGTGCGGTAGATGTCCTGCGAAGCAAGGTTGATGATTGCAAGCAGGTTAGCATATACCTCACCAACATGGCGGGGATATAGAGCAAGACTGGACTGGCTGAAGTCGATAACAAAGATGTTAGAACTCTCAGAACCAGTGGAGTTAGTGAGATCATCACTAAAGTCGTAGGTAAACTGAGCGGGAACGAAAGTGGTTGAATCAGTAGCGTTCGTAGCTCCACCTAGACCAGGGAAGGTAGTACCAGTTTCACCGAGGTTGATGTAGCTGGAATCCATAAGATTCTGGTTTACACCACCGAGGTTACGACCACGAAGACCGTAAGCAATCATACGGAGGTCTTCGATAAGCTCACGGTCGATCTCAAGCTGAAGTTCCTTTGAGAGGAGATCAGTAAGCTCGCGCTCTAGGTCAAGGTTATGGTAAGCCTTGAGATCCTGAGAAGCCTCAAGAGTCCAGAGAGCACGCATCTTACGAGTGTTGGCAACAACTGCCTCCTGCTCAATGTGGAAGGTCATTTCTGGAATACCAGTTCCAGTTAGACGCTCACCAGCAGAAAGAGTGTAACCCATAAGAGCATCTGGATTAGGCCAACCAGCGATACGACCACCAAAAGTACCCGATGGAGCACCAGCACCAACCATTTCGGTGCTACCAGAGAGGGTGTCAAGGACGTTAGAGAGGTCGAAGCCGCTTTGAGCGTCATCACCATCTAGACCAGCACCAGTGTTGGGGGTGAAACCACCGCCAGCAGCGCCAGTACCAGAATCAGAACCGATAGCGGAAGCAGTCAGACCTCTGTAGGTCAGGTTGTACTTGCTGTAGATAGTCT